GTATAAAGAACTTGCAATAACGGAAAGAACTCCAACTGAGAGTATTCTAGATGAAACACAATTATTTGATTCTCTAGTTTCCTTAAATGGAAGAGCATACAAGTAAGGTGGATTATTTAACTGTAAAGCTAGTTCTTTAGGTATTATATGAGTGTTATACGAACATGAAGCGACCAAGAAAATCTTGGTCGCTTCTTTATATAAGAGAGGAGGAAAAAGGTAATGAGGAAGTTTTGGCAGTGGAAAAACCAGGCGGTCAACAGTGAGAATAATGAGATTTTTGAGAGAACGCTGTTTCTTAACGGTACGATTGCTGAAGAATCATGGTTTGATGATGATATTACACCACAACTTTTTAAAGACGAGTTAAACGCTGGTAGTGGAAATATTACCGTGTGGATTAACTCTCCAGGCGGCGATTGTGTGGCTGCGGCACAAATCTATAACATGCTCATGGATTACAAGGGTTGTGTGACGGTAAAGATTGATGGTATAGCAGCAAGTGCTGCCTCGGTTATTGCGATGGCTGGCACAAAGGTTTATATGAGCCCGGTGTCAATGCTTATGATTCATAATCCTATGACTGTTGCTTTTGGAAACAGAAGCGAAATGGAAAAAGCAATATCAATGCTTGATGAGGTCAAAGAGTCCATTATTAACGCTTACGAGATTAAAACAGGGCTTAACCGTGTGAAACTCTCGCATTTAATGGATTCGGAAACATGGATGGATGCTAACAAGGCGGTAGAACTCGGGTTCGCGGACGGTGTTTTAACTAGAGGTGAAACCGCTGATATTGGCATACCACAGGTTTCAACATTGTATTCGAAATTAAGCGTGCAAAACACGTTATTGGAAAAAATATGTAAAGCCTGCCGGATAAGCGGTAAGGAAACAAACAATATTAGTGCAGACGATCTTATGGATCGTCTTTTTTTAATCAAAAATTGGAGGTAAACATGATGAACAGTATTTCAAACATGGTTGAGAAACGTAATAAGGCTTGGCAGGGTGCGAAAGCTTTCCTTGAGTCTAAACGTGACAAGGACGGGCTTATTTCAGAAGAAGACGCGAAAACCTATGATGAGATGGAAGCGAAAGTGAAAGCTTACAGTATGGAAATTGAACGCTTGGAGCAGATGGAAAAAATGGATAAGGAGCTTTCAAAACCAACATCTGAGGCGATTGTTGCAAAACCTATGAAAACAGGCGTTAACCTTGAAAAACAAGGTCGTGCGCGTGACGAGTATAAGCAGGCTATGCTTACAGCTCTACGCTCTAACTTCAAAAAGTTGGACAATATTCTTCAAGAAGGGATCGACGCTGATGGTGGGTATCTTGTGCCGGAAGAATACGATAATCGTCTGATTGAAACGTTGAAAGAAGAAAACATTATTCGCTCTCTTGCTACCACTATTACTACTAGTGGAGAGCATAAGATTAATATTGCGATGAGTGATCCTGCTGCGGCTTGGATTGAAGAAGGCGCAAGCCTTAACTTTGGGGATTCCAAGTTTGCTCAAATCCTGCTTGACGCTCATAAGCTTCACGTTGCGGTAAAAGTTACTGAAGAACTCTTGCATGATAATGCATTTAATCTTGAGAATCATCTTCTCACATCCTTCGGCATGGCTTTGGCTAACGCTGAGGAAGACGCTTTTCTTAACGGGGATGGTGTTGGAAAACCGACTGGTATTTTCAATAAGAAAGACGGTGGCACGTTCCTTAAAGAAACTGCCGGTATTAAAACTGATGATTTGATTGATCTTATTCACGCTTTGAGGCGACCATACCGTAAAAACGCGAGTTTTATTATGAACGATAAAACAGTCGCGAGCATACGAAAACTTAAAGACAATAACGGTGCGTACGTTTGGCAGCCTTCATACCAGGATGATGAGCCGAACAGGATTCTCGGATACCCGGTATACACGTCTGCTTACGCGCCTGAAAACATGGTGGCTTTTGGCGACTACTCGTACTACAACATTGGTGATCGTGGTTCACGCTCGTTTAAAGAGCTTACCGAACTTTTCGCTGGAAACGGCATGATAGGTTTCGTCGCTAAAGAGCGTGTAGACGGCAAACTCGTGCTTAAAGAAGCAGTACAGATTCTGCCTGTTAAAACAAGCGTAGCAGCTTAAAAGTTAAGGAGGGGTGTTGATGATAGTTACAGTTGAGGAAGCAAAAAACTATCTTAGGGTGGATAGTAGAGAAGATGATGAGCTTATCAACACCCTTATTCGTTCTGCTGAAAAACTCTGCCAGGGAGTAGCTCGTAAAAACGATAGTAGTTTGATTAGTGAAAACTTTGACGAGTATCGGCTCGCAGTCTTATACGCTACAGGCTACTTGTATGAGCATCGGGAAGAAGCCGACCACCACGCGCTTATGCTTACCTTACGTTCGATGCTTTTTACTGTTAGAAAAACGGGGTTTTAAATGAGAATAGGCTTATTAAACGAGCGTATTGTGCTGCTTAAAAACAGTGTTGAAATTGATGATATTGGTAACCATAAGATTAAGTGGAGTAAATATTACGAGTGTTACGCCACGGTGAGTGCTGAAAGCCCAATGGAGCAGACTTCGGCGGGAAACGTGTGGGATGAGTCAAAAATAGATTTTACTATCCGCTATTCGAAAGAAACAGCCGTAGTCTCATCTCTTGGTTACAGGATTATTTTCCGTGATACGGTTTACGAGATTTTAGGTGTTGACCACATGAATTATAAGAAGAAAAGCCTGAAACTTCACTGTAAGAGGTGTAAAAAGTGAGCAAAGTAAGTATTGGCAGCCTCTCTAAAGAAGTTATTAGAGAGCTTAAAACTTACGCGAAAGTTACAACCGGGAAAGTAAAAGAAGCAGTAAAAAACGCTGGTAAAACAGCAAAAGAAGAAATTAACATGACAGCTCCTAAACGAACTGGAGCGTACGCGAAAAGTTGGGCTGTTAAAACATTAAGCGAAACAGGCAGCAGGCTAGTTCTCGTAGTGCATTCTAGAAACAAGTATCAGCTTACACACTTGTTAGAGTACGGTCATGCTAAACGAGGCGGAGGACGCGTGGAAGCTAGAGCACACATTGCTGAGGCTGAAAGTAAAGCAGTACGAAGTTTTGAAAAAGAAATAGAGGAGGCGGTTAAAAATGGGTAATCTTTTAAACATTATGAGAGAGATAGGTTTTCCTTTCGCCTATCACCATTTTGCTGAAGGAGAATCCCCTAATCCGCCTTTCCTCCTGTTTCTTACGCCTGCGAGCAGTAATTTCGCGGCAGACGGGAAAACGTATTTTAAAGCAAACGAAGTTCATATCGAACTATACGCAGACTATAAGAACCCCGTGCTGGAAGAACAAGTTGAAGCCGTGCTTGATAGGCACGGCATTTTTTATAACAAAACAGAAACGTTCATAGAGTCGGAACAGCTTTATGAAACACTCTACATTTTTGAAATGGAGGTAACAATAAATGGGAAACAAGGTTAAATACAATCTGAAAAACGTGTACGCGGCAAAACTTAAAAAAGATTCGAGTGGTTTCTCCTACGATGAGCCTAAGCCGATTCCGGGGGCGGTGAGTATAAGCCTTGAGGCTGAGGGTGAATCCTCACCGTTTTACGCTGACGGGATTGTTTACTTCAGGTCGACTGCTAACAACGGTTACAGTGGCGACTTGGAAATTGCTCTTATACCTGAATGGTTTAGGACGCAAATACTACGAGAAGAACTAGATAAAAACGGTGTGCTGGTTGAAAACGCGAAGATTAGTGAAACAGAAAAATTCGCGCTCCTGTTTGAGTTTGATGGTGACGTGAACGCTATCAGACACGTTTTATATAACTGTTCAGCAACACGACCGTCTATCGAGTCAGAAACTAAGGAAGACACTATAGAACCGGGTACGGAAACTTTGTCGCTTACGGCTGATCCTAGAGAAGATGGTTTGGTGAAATCCCGTAGCGGTGACACTACTTCAAAAGAAACCTATGAGAAATGGTATAAGAGCGTGTATGTTCCGCAAGTTAACGCGGAAAACAAATAAGTTTTAAAGGGGGTAAACGTGTTAGAAAAAACAGTAAAAGTAAATGGTAAAGACGTGAAGTTTCGTTCTTCAGCCACTATTCCAAGATTGTATCGTATTAAATTCAAGCGTGATATTTTCAAAGACCTGTCAAAATTAGAGCAGTCGTTTAAAATCAACGAGGGTGTTTTTGAAATAGCAGATCTTGAAATTTTTGAAAACGTGGCTTATATCATGGCTTATCACGCGGATAATAGTATTCCAGCGAGTATTGATGAGTGGCTTGACGAGTTTGAAATGTTTTCTATCTACGAGATTCTTCCTGAAATTCTAGAACTTTGGGGAGCAAACTTGGAAACTGAAGTAAAATCTAAAAAAAATTTAAAACAACAACACGGCAAATGACAACCGCGTTGTTTCTTCTTAGATGCACAGAAATCGGGATTAGTATTTGCGAACTGGATCTTTTAACCATCGGCATGGTTTTAGACATGTGGACGGAGAAAGCAAACGATAGTGTGAAATACGATAAGCTCGCAAGCCAAGCAGAGTTTGATAAGTTCTAATTTAAAGACTTGAGTATTTTTGGTATGATAATGATAAATATAGTAATAAGCACAAAAAATGGGAAAATATATTTACATTAATATCAGATTGATGTAAAATGAAAAGATTTACGAAAGGAGTATGAATATGATTTATTCAAATGAAAGAAAACTATATTTAAGTGGTTGGCTAAAGAATAATGACAATACATCATATGAGACCCCTTTAAAGTTGCAAAAATTTTTGCTGTTTTATGAAGCCTTTACGAAAGTATCTGGAGAAACACCTGATTTTAGTCATTTAAGAGGGTATAAAAAAGGTCCGGTATTTAGTAATGTTTGGGGAGATTATACTAAGGAAAGAGCAAGCTTTAATGTGGCGGCTCAGAATGCGTATGATAAAAATGTTGAAGCTATTAATGTTAAAAGGGCTGAAAAATGCGCTTTTATAGTTGGTACTATGACGGAAAAGGAATTATCTGATCTTACACATCAGATGAATCTTTGGAAATCAAAAGAAAATCGCATTGTGTCTGGTGAGTATCAAGTAGATTTAGATGAATCGGACTTCAATTATAATGATAAAAAACTGATCGATGCATTAGATGCAATGTATTCAACAAATATGGTAGAAAACTCAAAAATTATAAATTTAGATAAAAAATACTTTGTATTTTCAAAATCTGATTCGGAATTACTTACGGAGAAACATTTCGATATGATGCTTACTCTTGCGGAAAATGAAGAACTCCATAATCCAGTATTCGTCGATATTGACGAAGAAGGGAGGCTTCTGATTGATTAACGAAAAAGATGTTGTGAGGATGAAAGTGCCTTATCCGTCTATATCGGATGGGATGGCTGTGGCTTCACATATGTATATTTGTAATAAACATTCGGGTACAGTGTATGAGTATATTAAATGTCAAACACTAAAACCTTATATGCTTATTAGAAACCCAATGGTTCATTATCATGATGAGCAGCCAGATATATCTAGGAATCCATTTACGCGACCAACTAGAATAGATTGTGATAAGTTATTTCTGACAACTACAGTACATTATGATGATCGATTAAAAACATTAAATCGTCCAGATGTATGTGAGGATTTATTTAGATCTGTACGAGTAGAATTATTGAAAGACGGCTATACGAACATAAATATAAATGAAATAGAACTAAAGAACTTGAATAGATTGATTTACTGATAAATTAATCATGGAAGATTATTTCTAGCACTTACTAAATAGTAGGTGCTTTTTCATGCCTATTTTTAGGAAGGAGGTGAAGTTATGGCAAACAGGATTAAAGGTATTACTGTTGAAATTGGTGGGGATACTACAGGCTTAGATAAGTCTTTACAACAGGTGAATTCGACTATTCGCTCAACCGAACAGTCGCTTCGTGATGTTAATAGGCTTTTGAAACTTGATCCGACAAGCACGCAGCTTTTAAGCCAAAAGCAGGCTTTTTTGCAGAAAGAAATCCAAGAAACGTCTAATAAGCTTAACGTTTTGAAACAGGTGGATAAGCAGGCTAAAGTACAGTTGGAAAACGGGGAGCTTGGTAAAGACAAGTATGATGCGTTGCAGCGTGAGATTGTTGAGACAGAAAATAATCTTGATAGTTTAAAAGAAAAATTAAAACAGGTAGGTAGTGTTAGTTTAACCAAGCTTAGTAGCCAGTTTGATAGTACGAGTAAAAAGATAAAGAAACTAGGAGATGGTATGTCATCTCTTGGTCAAAGTTTAAGCACGAAAGTTACGCTGCCGATTGCTGCTATTGGTACTGCTGGTTTTACTGCTGCAGCAGACTTACAGGATGCTATGGGTGCTACAGAGCAGATTTACGGTAAGTCTGCTAACAAGATGCTTAAATGGTCAGGAAGTTTGAAATCCTATTATGGTATTGCTCAAGGTCAAGCTTTAGAGTATGCGAATACTATGGGCGCGATGTTGAAAAATATTGGTGGGAAAAGTGATGCTGAAGCAGCCGAGATGAGTCAGAAGCTGGTTGCTCTTGCAGGCGACTTGTCTGCTATGTTTGGTGGCACAACCGAGTCTGCTGTTCTTGCTTTAACAGGCGCGCTTAAAGGTAATAATGCGATGCTTGACAATTATGGTATGGGTGTTAACGAGGCGACTATTAAAGCTAAAGCTCTTGCCATGGGTTTGCATGATGGTAGAGGCGCGATGAGCTTGCAAGCGAAACAGGCTGCTACTTTGGCTCTTATTATGGAGCAGACTGCTGACGCTCAAGGGCAGGCTGGGCGTGAAGCTGCGGGCGCTTCGGGTTCTATGAAGATTCTAAAAACAGAGTTGCAGAATATTGCTGCGACTATTGGTAATGTTTTACTTCCCGTCATAACACCATTAATGCAGAAAATTTCAGCATGGCTTTCTAAATTTAAACAGCTTTCTCCAGAAAGCCAAAAACTTATAGTGACACTTGGGCTGATTGCTGCGGCAGTCGGCCCTTTTTTAGTGGTTCTTGGAACGTGTATTTCTAAAATAGGTGTTGCTATACAAGGGTTTTCTAAACTAGCTTTGTTTATAGGTAAAATGTTCGCAAGTTTTACTTCCGGCTCTAGTATTCTTGAAGGGTTAGGCGCTGTTTTAGGTGGAGTATCCGCGCCAATACTCGCGGTTGTTGCGGTTATTGGTGTTCTGGTAGCAGCTTTTGTAACCTTATGGAACACTAACGAAGAGTTTAGAAACAGTGTTATTGCTGTTTGGGAGAAAATCAAGGAAACTTTCACCGGTTTTGTTAATGGTGTTAAAGAAAAACTGTCAAGCCTTGGTATTGATTTTACGAGTATTGTTGAAGGGCTTAAAACAGTGTGGAATGGTTTGTGTGCTATTCTAGCTCCACTGTTTGAAGGCGCTTTAAATTTAAGTTTTACTAGTTTCAAAACCGTTCTTGATTTAATCACAGGCGTTTTAGACGTTTTTATAGGCTTGTTTACCGGTAACTGGTCTCAGCTTTGGGATGGTGTAAAAGAAATTTTTACTGCTGTTTGGAACGCGGTTAAAAACACGTTCATAACGGTATTTAACACGTTAAAAAACGTTTTTAACGTGTTTTTGTCTTTCTTTGGCACTAGTTGGAACAAACTGTGGTCGAGTGTGAAAAACTTTTTCATGAATGTTTGGAATAGTATCGTATCGTTTTTCACTAACGTTTTAAACGGTATTAAAAACACGGCAACAAGTGTTTGGAATGGTATTAAAACTGCGATCATGAGCGTGGTAAACGGTATTAAAACAAGCATTTCAACAGTGTTTAATTCAGTAGCAAACATGGTTAAGTCTGTGTTTAACGGTATTAAAAACACGGTTGTGTCAGTTTGGAATGGTATTAAAAACGCTATCATCACTCCGATTGAAGCTGCGAAAAACAAGGTTAAAGCAGTAATCGACGCTATAACAGGGTTTTTCTCTGGCATAAAACTTAGTCTTCCTCATATTAAACTGCCTCATTTTAGTATTAAAGGACAATTCTCTCTTACGCCACCGTCTGTACCGTATCTTGCTATCGACTGGTATAAGAAAGCAATGAACAAGCCGATGCTGTTAAACGGGGCGACTATTTTCGGTGAGAAAAACGGGCGTATGCTTGGCGGCGGTGAGAAAGGCCCGGAAGTGATTATGGGGCTTGATACTTTGCAGAATATGAGCGCGGGAGCGAACACGCAAATGCTTAATGTTATGAACCAGATTCTAACGATTATGGACGCGTATTTCCCACAGTTTTCTAACCAGAGTATTGTGCTCGACACTGGTGAACTAGTGGGTGGTATCGCGCACAGGATGGACAGTGAGCTTTTCAAGCTTCAAACAAGAAAAACAAGGGGGTGGTAGAAGTGTATGGGATGCTAATAAACGGGTTGCATAGTTTTAACGATCTAGGGCTTGTTGCTACAAGCCGTCCGCTCGTTCAACTTCCAGAACCTAAATTAGAGTATTTGCAAATACCAGGCAGGCAGGAAAGTATTGATATTAGTGAAAGTCTTGCCGGTGAAGTGTTATACGAGATGCGTGAAGGCTGTTTCGAATTCATTGTTGCAGACAAAAACAAGTGGAGTGAAACATGCCATAGGGTTAAAACGTTAATCCACGGTAAGAGTGTGAAACTGTCTCTTGATGATGAACCATTGTTCTACTATCAGGGTCGAGTGTGGGTTAGTGGTTTTAAATCGGATAAAAACTATTCAACTCTCACACTCAACTATAAGCTGCAACCATATAAGTATAGTGTAGATGATTCGGATGGTGTTCACACAATATGGGGTGTGCAAGTAGATGATAAGCGGGAAATAACACTCGTTCACGATTTTGACATGACACTGATTCCAGAATTTAACAACCTGTCATCTAACAGTATGCTACTGGATTCTAATGGTAAAAAGTATGAGATTAAAACAGGTGTTAACCGTTTCCCACAGCTTCGTTCAAAAATAAGCATGCGCTTAACATTCGTTGGAAACGGGATGGTAAATATTTCCTATAAAAGGGGGTGGTTGTGAGTGTACAGGATCATGCTTGACGGTAATACGATTTACTATCCGAATGATGATAAAGCAGTACTTGATGATATTACGTTAAACTTGGAGCTTAACACTGCGGGAACGTTAACGTTTACTTGCCCTAGTCAAAACCCTTGCTATGAGCTTATTAAAAACCGGAAATCAATAGTAAGCGTGTGGCGTGACGATGAGGAGATTTTCTTCGGCGAGGTTAGAGAACAAGTAAAAAACTTGTATGGTAGTAAGAAAGTAACTTGCGTAGGGTTGTTAACTTACTTAGCTGATAGTATTCAACCTCAGAAAGAATACCATGATCAGAGTTCATACCAGCTTTTAGAAAAACTTTTACAAGCTCATAACAGTCAAGTAGATGATTATAAGAAAATAAGAATTGGTTTCGTCACAGTATCTGACTCGAATGATTCACTCTACAGGTTTACTAATTTTGAAACCACGCTTGAAGCGATCATGGGAAAAATGGTTGAAAAACTTGGCGGATATGTGCGTCTTAGAAAAGAAGACGGGAAACTTTACTTAGACTACCTACGTTTAGAAGAAATAGGTAAAGCTACAAGCCAGCATATTAGTTTCGGCTTGAACCTGCTTGAATATGCGGAAAACCTTTCAGCAGAGGATGTTACTACAGCGGTTATTCCTCTCGGAAAAGAGTTGGAAAACGAGAATAGTGAAAACGAGGTTCTTAAAAAGCATGTTGATATTACTTCAATAAACAATGGGAAAAACTATATAGTATCTCGCGAAGCGCAAAAAACATTCGGCTGGGTTTGTAAAGTTATTAATTTCAATAATGTGACAGTCCCAACTAATCTTATGCGCAAAGCTACTAAATGGTTACAGGATAACCAGTTTGAGCATGTAGAAATAAGCCTTAGCGCGGTTGACTTATCCGAGTTAGGTTTATATTATGCGACGATTAAGTGTGGGGATAGGGTTCGTTGTCTCGCTCCACAATTTGGCATGGACCGCGTGTTTCCTGTAGTAAAACAGACTATACCGATTCAAAAACCAGGCGAAGTTAGAATCGTGCTTGCGAGCAGGATTTCTAAAGGGTATGTGCAAAACGTGTCGCATGCTGTTCAAACGTTAAAAGAAGAAGCGGTTGAAACTAGAAAAATAGACAACGAGCGTGTTAAAGCTGCGATCGATAATATTAAAGCGCAAATGGGTAATTCTCAAAGCGGCTATAAGATAAGCGAATACGATAGTAAAGGCATGTGGGTTCGTGACCTTTACATGGATACGCCTGATAAGAACACTGCTACGAAAGTTTTACAGGTTAACATGAATGGTATTGCTGGAAGCCATAACGGTTTTTCAGGCCCTTACAATACTGCGATGACTCTTGACGGCATGGTGTATGGTGACAGGATTATCGGGCATTCAATTGACGCGGAAAAACTTTCAGTCTCTTACACTTCGCAGGTAGAAAAGCAGATTAGTAAAGCAAAAAACGAGGCTATAAAAGACACTGGTAGGCGGCTTGAAAACTATTACACGATAAGTGAAATCAACACGAAACTAAATGTTACAGACGGTAAGATTGAGGCTGGTGTTGAAAGCGTTAACCACAATCTTAAACAGAAAAACGGTAACTATTACGGCTCGTATACTCCAAGCCAGTTTAACGCTCCTATGAGCTTGTGGCTGACTGATAGTGAAAAAATGCAGCATGTTGGTGATTTTTTCTACGACACGTCAACCGGCTACGCTTACAGGCTTATTGTTAAGCAGGAAAGTTTAGCCGTAAAATTTAATGAGAAGTCGCATACGGAATCAGCTTTTGACGATTTTGTAGACATTTTTTACAAGTATGAGGATAAAATTTACGCTATACCGGGTTTAACTGGTGAAAAAATTTCTGGCGCAACAGTGTTTGTTCCATCAAACGAGTTTTGGCTACATTTTAGAACTAACTGGTCTCCGTTTGACAATTATGGTTTTAAGATTGATAGCATTAAAAAAGAGTATTCAGGAGAAATTTCAGGATACGTGTCTAAACTGCCTGAAGATATTAACATTATTGAGGTTGAAGGTGAAAATTATCCTGAGTCTGAACACCCGTATAAAGGTGGAACAAGCAAACTATGGCATTACGTTTCAGCTGACAGTATAAGTAGTTTTAGAACGTTCGCTTGGATCAGAGTTAAAGATAAAGACATTGAGGCTGCTAAATCCACGGCTGATAAGGCTATTTCTAAACTAACCATAGTAGAAGATTCCATATCTTCAATGGTTAAAAAAGGTGATTTTGGTAGTTTCATGCAGCAAAACTATAACAGTTTCCTTCTCGGGTTTAACCATTCGAGTAAATACGTGCAAATAACACCCGGGCAGATAGAGCTTTACGATGGTGAAGTTGATGAGGATCATAAAAGAGCTGTTTTTGATAAAAACGGAAACAACTTCTACCGTAACGGCGTGTATATTGGCTATGTTGGAACCGGCGAGTGGGAAGAAGATAATTCTCACAAGGGTCTAGTTTTTCATCTTACTAGCGACGGAAAGTATATGGCTTTCGCGCAGCGTAAAACGGCTGATGAAGAAACATACGCTACTATGCTGTGTTTTTCACGTTCGCAAAGCATTTATAAAGAGTATGGTATTCACGCTGGATGCAACTTTTACATGCATGGTAACAAGATTATAGATCCTGTTTGGCAAGACGGTGCAGGAGTAGACGCGGATATTAACTATGTGCAGATTATTGAAATGAACCAGGATGGGAAAGCTTCAAAATGGGGTTCTAACGCTCACATGGTGTTTAAAAACGGGATACTCATGAAAGTTAAATACTATTAAAAAACGCGGGTGGAAGCGTTAAGTGAACTTGAAAGAAGAATAAAGGGAGAATTTGTTATGGAGAAACTCATTATTCACACAAACAAAATAGTGGCTAATAAGGGTACGCGCTTAAAAGATGTGACAGAAAGTATTACAACACCTGTAGTTGATAATACGAAAATTTTATGCGAAATCAGCCACAAGCTGGATATTATTCTAAAAAGATTGGAGGAGAGTAGTGGTGAAACCGACGATTAGCTACGCGGTAGCTGTGCAAAAATATAAGGCTGAGTTAAACGAAAAAATAGTCGAGTTGAATAAGCAAATACCAATACCTACTTACATGATAGAAGGCATTGTTGCAAGCGTATTATCTGATATGCGTTCGGCGGTGATTGCGGAAAACTCGATGGAATATGAAGTGTATGTGAAACAGTTAGAAGACTATTTTAATTCTAGAGAACGCGAACTTAACGACGAGATTTTGAAAATAAAAGCCGAAAAAGATGAAAAAGATGAAAAAGATGAAGCGGCTGGGAAAGGTGTAAAAGGTGGAATGGTTGAGGAAGGTGTAAAAGATGGTAAGGAGTAGTCATGTGTTGAAAAATAATATCAGTTGAAATGCTGAAATGTTGAAATGTTAGGGCAGGTGTGGTTTAAACCATGCCTGTCCTTTTTTATTACTTTCTACTTTTTGTTTTTATAAGAGTACTGGCAAATGTTAGGAAAACTTGTAAGGAGAATTATGAGAGGATTTTGGAATAGTGCTCAACTGGCTTTCACACTGGTAGGCGGCTGGCTGGGATACTTTTTAGGCGGATGCGACGGGCTGATCCTCGCGCTCGTTTTATTTGTGGTTGCGGATTATATTACAGGCGTGATGTGTGCTGTTACGGATAAGAAACTGTCTAGCAGCATTGGTTTTAAGGGCATTTTTAGAAAGGTGCTCATTTTTATGCTTGTTGGTATAGCAAACATTATAGATTTTCATGTTTTGAAGCAAGGAAGCGTGATTAGAACCGCGGTAATTTTCTTCTACCTATCTAACGAAGGATTATCTTTAACCGAAAACGCGGCTCACCTGGGGCTTCCCGTGCCTGAGAAATTAAAAAACGTTTTAGAACAATTACACGACAAGAACAGGAAGGACAATACTCATGAGTAAAAAAGGAATAGACGTATCAGAATGGCAGGGTGACATTGATTTCAACGCGGTGAAAGCATCCGGCGTCGAGTTTGTGATCATTCGAGCAGGATACGGTATCGGATGCAAAGACAAGTGGTTTGAACAGAACTATCGTAAAGCAAAAACAGCTGGTCTTGACGTGGGAGCCTACTGGTATTCGTACGCAAACTCCGGTTCTGAAGCGGCTGAGGAAGCTCAAAGCTGTGTGAACACGCTTTCAGGTAAAAGTTTTGAGTACCCAGTTTACTTTGATTTAGAAGAAAAAAGCCAGCTTAACCGTGGGCGAGCTTTCTGCGATTCGCTGATTACCAGTTTTTGCAGCAAACTGGAAACTTACGGGTATTATGCAGGCTTTTACACCTCGCTTTCAGTGGCTAATAATCTTGTGTCATCTCATGTTAGAAACCGTTACGCTTTGTGGATTGCACAGTGGAACACGCACTGCAGTTATCAGGGTTCGTATGGTCTTTGGCAATACTCGTCAAACGGCAGCGTTCCTGGAGTAGCCGGCAGAGTTGACATGGATTATGCTTACGTGGATTATCCGAGCATTATTAAAAACGTTGGATTAAACGGGTGTAAAAACGGCGGCTCTGACCAAGCTGCGCGCACGTCAAGTATTGATGAGGTGGTGCGAGAAGTTATTAACGGCGCTTGGGGTAACGGAAATGAGCGTAAACAGCGTTTAACTTCTGCCGGATACGATTATGCGAGCGTGCAAAATAAGGTTAATGAGCTTCTTGGTGTTAAAGCCTGTAGAAAGTCAGTTGATGAGCTTGCACGTGAAGTAATCCGAGGCGCGTGGGGTAACGGTAGCACGCGTAAACAGCGTTTAACTTCTGCCGGATACGATTATGCTACGGTACAAAAACGAGTAAACGAACTCTTGTAAAACAGTTTGAAACATGTAAAGCCCGAGGCTTGTTCCTACATTGGAGCAATCCTCGGGCTTTTTTATTTTTAAGGTTAAATTGTCAAGTCAAGAGGTTAAAAAACACTGTTTTTTCTTTGCCTGTGATGTAAGGAGGCACAGGCAAATGAATGTGGAAGAAAAAAGTAAGATTGGAAAACTAAGAAACATGGGGTTTGGCTATACGAAAATAGCTAAACAGTTAAATCTTTCAGTTGATACGGTTAAAAGCTACTGTAAGCGCAACAATCTTGGCGGCGTAAATGTTGGCAATAGCGTTCAATTATGTGATTTATGCGCTAAGCCTGTTAAACAGAATGCTGGTCGTAAAGTTAAACGTTTCTGCTCTGACGCGTGTAGAAACACGTGGTGGAGTAAGCATACACAGTTGGTAAAAAGACAGGCAAACTATGAGTGTGCTTGTCTTAACTGCAAAAATTCTTTTATCTCTTACGGTAATAAAACTCGAAAATACTGCTGCCACGCCTGCTATATAGAGCATCGTTTTGGAGGTGAGCATCATGCAGATAAGTAATGATGTTCACGGGCTAGAGGATGTTAAAGCTAGAGCTTGGACGAAAGAGAGTATGCAGGCGGATTTTCGTTTTGAAATAGCCGAAAAACTTACCGTTTCACTCTTTAAAAAAGGGCTTATCAGTGAGCAGGAAAAAGAAAAAATAAGCCGTCTTAACAGGGAAAAATTTCACCCGTTTTACAAGGAATTATTGGGTTAAAAGCTTGATAAACACTGCTTTTAGAGTGATGAATAGTATTAGCTGAAAGTGAGGGGAAATAGTGAAAGAAATAATAAAAATAGACTCTACAATGCGAAAAACTGGTTTTGAGAAAAAGACGCGGGTTGCAGCGTATGCGAGAGTTTCTAGTGATAGTGATGAGCAGCTTCTCAGTCTAGAAGTGCAAAAGGAGCATTACGAAAACTATATTAAGTCTAATCCCTGCTGGGAGTATGCGGGGCTTTACTTTGACGAGGGTATTAGTGGCACGAAAATCGGTAAGCGTGAAAGTCTTAAACAACTGCTTAAAGACTGTCAGAGCGGTCAGATAGACAGGATTGTTACAAAGTCTATTAGTAGGCTTGCAAGAAACACGGTTGACTGTCTTGAAATAGTTAGAAAACTTACCGGTCTCGGTATTTATTTGTATTTTGAGAAAGAAAACATTGATACCGAGCATATGAGTTCAGAGCTTATGCTTTCCATCCTGAGTTCTATTGCGCAAAGCGAGTCAAGATCCATCTCGGAAAACAACACGTGGGCAATTCAAAAACGGTTCGAAAACGGAACCTTCGTCATTCCCTGCCCTGCGTATGGGTATAAAAACGAGAATAAGAAAATGATTATAGTTCCCGAGCAAGCCAAGGTAGTAAAAGAAATTTTCAACATGACTCTTTCCGGCATAGGTGGAGAAGCAATAGCACGAGTATTGACCGATAAAAAGATTCCAACTAAAAAGGGCGGAAGTTGGACTTCAAGTACCGTGAATGCTATTTTGAACAATAAAACATACACAGGGGATGTGATTTTTCAAAAGACATTTACAGACGATAGTTTTAACCGTCATAAAAACTGTGGCGAGAAAAAACAGTATGTTATTGAAAACCATCACGAGGCTATCATCAGTCATGAAACTTTTAATCTTGTAAAAGAGATTATCGCGTGGAGAAGAAGTGAAAATAACATAGTATGTGGTAGTGGTAAGTACAATAAGCTTTATGCGTTTTCAGGTAAAATTCGTTGTGGTGAGTGTGGAAGCAAGTGTAAAAGACGAATAATTTATCAACATAATAAGGCGTATGGCATATGGGTTTGTATAACGCATCTTGAAGATATTCATGCTTGTTCACAAAAGTCTGTTATGGAAAGTTATCTTAAAATTTCCTTCCTGCAAATGTTAAACAAGTTAAAAGCAGGATACGTTCAAATGTTGACTCCTCTCGTAGAAAGTTTGAGAGGTGTGAATAATAAAGACGGTTTGAACAAGGTTATCGAACTTGAAGAAAAAAAGCTTAAGCTGCAAGAACAAGAGCAAGTACTCAGTAAGCTTTTAGCCGGTGGCTACATTGAGATGGATTCCTACTATCTGGAAAGCAATCAGCTTAAAACGGAAATAGATACTTGTCTTAAGGAAAAACTTCAGCTTTCCAACAGTTTAAACGGTAACTTAACGCACTTAAACGAGGCACAAAAACTTCAACGGTTCGTAAGCGTCACAGAAGTATTTAGCGAGTTTAAGGATGAGGATTTTCTGGATTTTGTAGACGATGTCGTAGTTAAAAGCAGAACAAGATTTCTTTTTATTTTGAAATGCGGATTGGAATTAGAAGAAGAGGTGAAAGAAACATGGCACGCATCCCATATGGTTACAGAATAGTAGACGGTAAAGCGGTTATAGATGAAGTAAAAGCTCAAGAAGTAAGAGAGTTTTTTCGTTTCTATCTTGAATTTAAAAATATTTCTCAAGCTGCTAAAAAATCAGGTATAAAAAGGGATTGGCCAGTCACGGGCAAAATTCTTAGCAAGAAATTGTATTTAGGAACAGAGTTTTATCCTCAGATTATCGATGAGGATATGTTTAGACAAGTGCAACAAATAAGGCATGAGAATGCTATCAGGAATCATCGTTATAAAGAGCCTAAGCCAATAAAGGAAATTCGGCTTATTACAAGCTACCAGTTAGAAAAGGTAGAAAAGAAATACGATGATCCTTATCGGCAAGCAGCATACGCGTACAGTCAAATCAAGGAGGTGTAAAATGAATGCCAACGTTACAATTATTCCACCAAGAAAAATAGCGGGGAATACGGTAGATAAGCATGAAGATAAGCCGAAGTTAAGAGTAGTAGCGTATTGTCGTGTCAGTACTGACAGTGAAGAACAGGCAACAAGTTATGACACGCAAGTTCAGCATTATACGGATTATATTTCAAGAAATCCTCTCTGGGAGTTTGCCGGCATTTACGCTGATGACGGTATTTCAGGAACTAGCACGAAAAAACGTGTCGGTTTCAACGACATGATCCACGATTGCATGAGCGGTAAGGTAGACATGGTTATCACTAAGTCGATTAGCCGTTTTGCGAGAAACACTATCGACTGTTTAAAGTTTGTTAGACAGTTGAAAGACAAAAACATCCCGATCATTTTTGAAAAAGAAAACATCAACACCATGGAAGCAAGCGGAGAACTATTACTTACTATCATGGCTTCTTTAGCTCAACAGGAATCCGCGTCGCTTTCTCAGAATGTGAAGCTTGGACTTAAGTTCCGCTACCAGGAAGGCAAAGTGCAAATCAACCATAACTGGTTTTTAGGATACACAAAAGACGATGAAGGGAATCTTGTAATTCTTGAACAGGAAGCAAAAGTCGTAAGAAGAATCTATAGAGAATATTTAGAAGGAGCAAGCCTTAGAGACATAGCGGAGGGCCTTGAAAAAGACGGCATTAAAAACGGTGCCGGGCATTTAAAATGGAATTTATCTAATATTAAAGGCATCTTGCAAAACGAAAAATATATTGGTGATGCTCTTTTACAAAAAACCATCACGACAGATTTTATTAACCATGTTCGTATAAAAAATGATGGAACAGAACCACAGTATTATGTAAAAGATAGCCACACGCCTATTATTCCAAGAGATATTTTCTTTAAAGTTCAAGAAGAAATGGTAAGACGAGCCAACATGTTTAGCGGTGAGGAGAACAAAAAAAGAAGAGTTTATTCCAGTAAGTACGCTCTATCCAGCCTATGTGTTTGTTCTAAATGCGGGGATGTTTACAGAAGAATTGCTTGGAACAACCGAGGAGTGCATTCTGTTGTTTGGCGTTGTTGCACCAGAGTGGAAAATGGTCCTAGTGCTTGCGATGCTCCGACAGTACAAGAGAACGAACTGCAATCTGCCATAGTGAAAGCCATAAACAAGGTGTTTAGTATATCGGATGAAGTGTTGGATACGTTGAAGAATAATATTAGAGAAATTATCGCGGGCAACAACTTAAACGAGATTGAAACGGTTGATAAAAGAATTGCAGATAAACAGGCGATACTGCTAACCTTGCTTAAAGCTAAAAAAGACTACACGAAAACTGCTGATGATATTGATGAGCTTAAAGGTAAGAAACAGCAGCTTCTTATAGAAAAAGCAGGTCAAGAAGATGCTAAAAGACGAATCAGAGAAATGGAAGATTTTCTGAAAAGTGAGCGTCACGATATTAGTGAGTATGACGAGAAGCTAGTAAGAAAGTACATCAAGAAAATAAAAGTTTACGAGGACAGGTTCAGTATAACTTTTAAGTCAGAGATTAGTGTGGATATTGAAAGGGCATCGTAAAAGCCAAAAGAATGTGAGCGTTTGAAATGTTACAAAAGTCAGCCTAGGGGGAATCATCTCTAGGCTGTTTTTTTGTTTTTATGCTAAAATCAAGCTATTAAGCCAATCTTAAACCTTTTAACGATAGCTTTTCCTATCGTTAAAAAGTGCACCCACTATCAATAGTGTGCACTCAAAAAAGTGTAGCTATACTAGGAGTTCTCTCAATCCACGTCGAGAGTGTTGTATTGATGTCAAAGGCTGATTAGGTGGGTGCAAGTTTGCCCTTGTGTAACAGGGTTTAGCGAGGGCTATTGTTAAAAGGTTTAATGCGAAGCAGCTTTAAGCTGGGTTCTCGCGGTTTTTGAGTGCGAGTTTTCTGTATGAGGGAAGATATCAACGCTCTAGGGTCGAGTGCACAGGATGTTAACGTTAAAAAGTGCACCCACTTTGCACCCAGCTGATGAAGTGGGGTTTTATAATTCTTCATGCTGAATTATTCTTTTCTTTTTTGAAATAATGGTGTTCAAAAAAGGAGTAGATAATAAGTATGCGCTATGGGTATGCGAGGGTGTCTACAAAGGATCAGTGTGTAGACAGACAGTTTAAGGCCTTGGAAGACAATGGCATTAGAAAAGGCTGTATTTATGTTGACAAGGCATCAGGGAAGGATTTCAACCGTAGAAATTATTTGAGATTGTTTAGACGTTTGAGATCTGGTGATGAGTTGTTTGTGAAGTCGATTGACCGTTTAGGTAGAAACTATGATGAGATTATTGAGCAGTGGAACAAAATCACGAAAGAAAAAGAAGCAAATATTGTAGTGTTGGATTGTCCTTTGCTGGATACGAGAAAACATGTAAATGGTGTAACAGGTAAGTTTATTGCCGATCTTGTATTGCAGATTTTATCGTATGTTGCTCAAGTTGAGCGAGAAAATATTCATCAAAGACAGATGGAAGGGATTCGTGTTGCCAGACAAAGAGGTGTGGTGTTTGGTAGGGCAAAGATTGAGCTTCCTGATGATTTTTATGCTGTGGCGACTAGGTGGCAGCGTGGACAGGTAAATTTGCGTGAGGGTGCAGAAATGCTTTCTGTTTCGCATACTACCTTTTCTAAGTGGCTACATGCAAGAAAAATTGAAAAAATTTGTAAATAAATCTAGGAATTAATTTACAAATAAATATTGCAAATCAACCCTACCTTTTCCTTGATTTTACTACGCTTGCTGACAAAAAGCCACTGTGTAAATTAAACCCTACTTTAGTTGCCATCAACATGAAAATGCGGGGTGAATAAATATGACAGCAAGAATAATAAAAAAATGGATGATCCTATTACTGGCGGTGGTCATGCTTATAAGCATGGCTCCATTAAATGTGAGTGCAAGTGCAAGTGCAAGTGAAACTGATAAGACTTATCAGGCATATGATGCTAGTCAGCATAGAAAAGTTATAAGTGAAAATGGGACAACAGATTCAGAATGGTCCTTATGTATGGATCATCATAAACAATCTCCAGGAAAAACCGATAAAGCCACAGGGAAATATTCAAAAAACGAAAATGCTACGAATGATACGTATGCTAGTAACGGTGGAAAAGGAGATTTTCAGAAAATCAAAAGGATGCTATTTTATAAATTAAAACATCCGCAACTTAATTATACAGTCTTACAAAATGAATATTACTATCAGCAAGACAATAAAAAAATTTATGATACAGATTATAGTCAAATCCCAGAATTGAACAAGCAAAAACAAGACTTAAGAACTTTTGCTGAGGATTCTTCTCATGATGATGAGATTAATAGCACAATGGAAGTTTTTATTTATAAATCAAAAAACCCAGAGATGCAAAATTTAATTAGCGCGAAGCTGAAAGAAGTTCCAACACCAACAAAAGTTAAGTTTTCTAAGAAAGCATTAACAGAGAATGGAGAAGATCTTAAGGGCGCAACTATCCAATTGACAAAAGCAGATGGAAGCTTAGTCAAAAAATGGGTAACAGATGGAACGGTAACAGAGTTTGAATTAAAAGACGGTAAGTACACATTCACAGAAACATCTGCACCAGCTAAATATCAAGTAGCGACAGCAATAACATTTGAAGTAAAAAATGGAAAAGCAATAGTGAAAGGTATAGCTGTAACAGGAAATACGATAGTGATGGTAGACAAACTGAAAGAAGTTCCAACACCACCATCAACATTACCTAAGACTGGTGAATCCAGCTCTCTTGGCGCATTTCTTTCTGCATTGGGACTATCTTTAGCTGGTCTTGGAGTACTTTACAAAAAAATGAAGGCTTGTGAATAACGTCTTAGCATAAAAGGTTGGCAAGCCATGAAAAGACTGACAAAATCCTTGACAGATAAACAGACAGACAGCATAACTCTGTCTATTTTCACGTAGAATTTTTTAATTTGCAGAATTATATACCTGATGGATAGGTATGTGTTTCTGCCTATTTTTATGCAGTTTTTTCAAAGTAATAAAAAGAACATTTTTAGATTAATAAGGAAATGTGAATAAGATGAAATTGTTAGCAAAAAAGACAATGGGGCTACTGCTGGCAACATTAGTAGCATTTGGCGTAGTAGCTGGAACTACGCAGGCATTTGCTGGTGGCGATGCGGTAGCATCTAAGCAAGCCGACAAATATACGGAAATAGACATGCAGGAACCGTATATAAAAGACGCAGAGCTGCATGTTTATTCTGTAAAAGACGATAACGGCTCGCCTGCAGCCGCGATAACTATCACTCACAAAAATTCGGGTGGAGTTGACCCTCAGCTTACAGGCGTAAGGGAGTACACTGCCGCTGCAAAAGAAGGTTGGGTTTTTAAGAATTGGACGTACGAGCAGTTTTTTAAAGACAAGGACTACGGAAACTACAAAGGTGTTTTCTATTCATTTTCGAAAGATCACAACAACAAGAGCATTCCTTATACATCGGGAAATGTGATTTCCGTAAACAGAACGGGGACTATAGGAGAATCAACATTAATTAAGCGAATTTATAAGGTCTATGCAAACCTTAATCCTACTATCACGGCAACTGCCGGTGAAGGCGGATCGATAACTCCTGCCGGAAAGACAGAAGTCACATACGGAGAAAATCAGAAATACAATTTTACAGCCAACAAAGGATACATAATAGCTTCGCTGAAGATAGACGGAGTAGAACAGACCGTCGAACATACAGCTTCGGGTTCATATGAATTCAAGGCTGTAAAATCGCCTCACACTATAGAAGTAAGCTTTGTAAGAGAATACACGATAACTTATACTGATGGCGTTGACAACGAAGCAATTTTTACCGATCAGGTTTACAAAGCTGCTTCGGGTTCCGATACTCCTGCTTTTGAGGGAACCGCTCCAAGCAGAACAGATTATGTTTTTACAGGCTGGACTCCTACCGTTGCGAATAAGGTAACTCGTGACGTAACATACGTCGCTCAGTGGAAGGACGACAAGAACAACAATGGCACTCCTGATGATCAGGAAGATCACTTCACAGTTACTTATACCGACGGTGTTGAGGGAGAAGAAATCTTCCAAGACCAGGTACATCAAAACATACTCGTCGACATGCCTACTCCTGCTTTTGAGGGAACAGCTCCAAGCAGAACAGATTATGTTTTTACAGGCTGGACTCCTACCGTTGCAGATAAGGTGACTGCTAACGTAACATACGTCGCTCAGTGGAAGCGGATTCAAAGAACAGTTACTTTCAAGGATGGCAATAAGACTCGTGCAAAAGTGAAAGTGGAAACTGGTAAGGCTATTAATACTGATGCGTTGACTAATGAGTCCATGCCGAAGAATCCAACGAAGGACGGTTATACCTTCAAGGAGTGGAATACGAAGGAAAATGGTAAGGGTAAGACGTTTACGGGAGAAAGCGTAGTTAATGGTGATATGACTGTGTATGCCATTTACGCGAAAGATTCTGCACCAACTCCAACACCGGCTCCAACACCAACTCCGACACCGGCTCCAACTCCAACACCGACGCCAGCTCCTAAGCCGCAGCCTGAAAAGCGTATTGGCATGATTCCTAAGACGGGTGAATCGGCGTCGTTTGCAGGCTTGCTTGCAGCACTTGGTTTCTCGATTGCCGGACTTGCAATTCTTCTTAAGAAGAAAATGACGGAAGAAAACAATAAGTAAGCACGCTTGTTTTAAGTAACTAGCATTGTTTATTAGAAGATGGCCCTAGCGATATGTTAGAGCCATCTTTTTGTATGCTATTTTTTAAGTGTTATTTGAGATATAAGCTTTCTTATTCTCAATAAAAAACAGTATGGTGCTCCAAGCTCTAAAGTTTCAGAGTTCAAAGTTAAAGTTTCAGAGTACAGAGCAATAGTTTCAGAGTTCAAGGTCAAGGTTTCATTGTATCCAACACGTAATGAAACTAGAAGTAACTCATGTTTGTACACTTGATACGTTAAATGGCATGAGTATTTTAGAAGGAACAATCACCAAGGATGCAAGCCTTGAAGTAGTTTGTGAGAATTGTGTCACCGAGGTTTCTGATAAGAAGAAGGTAAATTGTAAAAACGATGGGTTTGCGCATTACATGGTGCACTGTCTTAATGGGAAAGCTGTAGTGAAGTAATACTGTTGTGGTGTTTTATGTCCGCTACTTTGACCAATCGCACGAAATAGAGTTTGGCATGTTCTAAAAATGCTTCGGAATGTTGGAGTATTAGGCTTGGTGGTTTTTAATCCAAGTGTAAAGGTCATTTTCATTTGCTTTGCCTGATGCAACTTTGAGAATAATATCAATCAGTTCTTCATCTTTATAAGACAACATAATGTTGTTGAGTGCTAGAAAGATTAGCATGATATGTGTGCAGATACGCTTGTTTCAATCAGAGCTTGGTGAAGTTTAATCACTTGTTCTCGCTTTAAATACTTCATTTGGCAAGTTCCTCATAGACTTTTTTGTTCTTTTTTATGAACATGTTGGATAAAGCCATAACTTCATCGTCTGTTGGAACAGTAACTTTTTCAGTTTTGGCTTTCGGGAATTTTAAAATTACGTAGCGAGGAGCGTTGTTTTTCAAAATAACAGCTGATCCGTATGTGTCAACAAGTCGCGCAACTTTAGAAAAGTTTTGATTTGCTTCGGAAATAGAAACAAGTGTGTCTGTATTTACATTCATAACGATAGCCTCCATTTTTAGGAGGATTATAGCATATATTTTAGGATAAATAAATCCTAAGTATTTCAAATCTACGTCATAACTATTAACTCAGAAAAGATGTGGCAGGTGTCAATCGGAACTCATGGTTTGTCGATTGAAGCTGTATAAATACAACAGTCTTAGGTTGAGCATTAGACGACAACGCTAGTAAAAAATACTTGACTAAAATACTTGACTATGACGTTGCGTAATACTTTATTCTAGTGATAAGGAAGGAGGTGAGATAGTGAAAACAGTGAATGAAGTCAGCAAGATAGCAGGAATTAGTATTCGTACTCTTCAGTATTACGACAAAATCGGTTTGTTAAAACCGTCCGCTTATTCGGAGTCAGGATATAGGTTGTATGGTGATGAGGATCTAAAGGTACTACAATCCATTTTGCTGTTTAAAGCTTTGGAATTTCCGCTCAAAGAAATTAAAGAAATAATAACCAGTGAGCATTTCGACAAAGATTTAGCGCTGGAACAACAAATCAAATTATTAATCCTGAAAAAAGAGCATTTGGAAAATTTAATTCTTTTTGCAAAGGGATTAAAAGCATTAGGAGGTAACTATATGAACTTTACAGCATTTGACACAAGCAAAATTGATGAGTATGCCAAACAGGCAAAAGAGTATTGGGGAGATACACCGGAATTCAAGGAATTTGAAGCTAAAGAACAAAGGAGAAACAGCGAGGAAACAAAAATGCTCCATCAACAACTCATGCTGATTTTTGCAGAATTTGCCAAAGTAAAATCACAACCCAGCGATTCAGTTGAAGTTCAGGCTTTGGTAAAGAAACTGCAGGACTTTATTACAGCTAATTTCTATAAGTGCTCGAATGAGATTTTATACGGACTTGGGAAGACGTATGCTTCTGGTGGTGATTTTACGAAAAATATAGATGCGTTTGCAGGCGAAGGGACATCAGTATTTGTCAACAAGGCAATCGAATATTATTGCAAGTAAGTTTTATAATCGAATTATTGATTAAAAACACCTAATTAACTAATGTAATGCTCCCAAAAGTTGGACCAAAAATCTAACTTTTGGGATCATTGCAAAAAGGTGCTTTAATTTTCTACCAGAATAAAAAATTGTTTTGTAGAAAATAGATTCTTAAACTTTTTAACGATAGCTTTTCCTATCGTTAAAAGGTGCACCCACTATCCATAGTGTGCACTCAAAAAAGTGTAGATATACTACCCGTTCTCTCAATCCATACAGAATCAGTGGCGCTCCTTTACAAATCGTGACTGTTTCAAGATATCGTTTTGATGACACCTACTTGCGTATAGTCTAGTTCCTGAGTTTAAGAAGTTGCTTGTTGAGTATTATGAGGGTGAAGATTTGCAGGTGATTGCTTCGTTTATGAGGGAATATTGTTGGAAGCATTAAACGCTCGCGATGATATTGGTTCTTCTGTTTCTTCGAATCTTGCTATTTATGAAAGAGTATAGTTTGCTAGTAAGTGAAGAGATTAGCGTCGATAGTATAGACAAATTAATAAAAAAAATAGAATATTTATTAAGATTATTACAGTAATCAGAGAGAATGGGAGATCTTGTTTACTTAATAATCTGTTTTATGATCATTTGATACAGAGTCGTGTTATAGAAAAGGAAGGTAATGGTGTTATGAGAAGTAAAATTATTTTTTGTAAAAACATTTTTCAAAGTTGTCTTGTTATGCTTCTGCTGCTAGGCTCTCTCTTTTCTCTTTCTGCATGTGCTGACGATAAGGAGAAGGCGGAGCTTGCGTCGTATCATTGGGAAACGGTGGCGGTGTCTCGGGAAGAGTTTCGTATACCAGAAAACTATATGAATAAGAATGAGTTGTATCTCTTTGCGTCACGAGATATTCTTGATTCTCATTATGATTTGTCTAAAGTCACTCTTGGCGGTGAGCGTATTAAGTTAGTTGACTCATCGTTTAATTTACCTGGTCCAGGGCTTAAAGCTTTATTTTTAGTTGGGAAATTTGATTTAAAAGACAAGTCAAGCTCTTGTGTTCTTAAAGTACCAGGTATTGATAAAACAGGTAATGTTGCTATAGGTTATAAGAAGAAATAGTAGTATTTTGCGCTAAATGCTTAGTGTGAATGTTGAAAGTGTTTATATCAGTCGAGGAATCCTATTCATGTAAATTGTGTTGCAATATGCGACACAGTATTTTATGGTGTGTTTATGGAGGTTGGTTGATATGGCAGTTACTAAAAGTGCGAATGTGAATGTGAGAATACAAGAAAATATTAAGCAGCAGGCGGAGAAGATTTTGGAAACTATTGGAATTTCTAGGGCTACTGCTATTGACATGTTTTATCGTCAAATCATTCTTAATAAGGGTATTCCGTTTTCGCTTACTATTCCGAAGTCGCTTCCGGCACAAGATGATATGGATGAGAAAACGTTTAACGCGTTGATGGCTAAAGGTTATGATCAGGCGGTTCAAAGTGATAGTTATTCGATAGATGAGGTTTTTGAAGAGCTTGAACGTTGATTGGAAGCTGTGGGGGTAAAGCTGGGTTTTAGAAGAATACGCGTAAAAAATTATTACGTTTATTTTTGTGTTGATTAGAAAGGAGAAATCAATGAGCTTAGATGAATTGAGGAATGATATCATCATAAAGCAGAAAAAAGGTCTGCCGTTTATTCTTACCTCCGTCGTAATATGGTTATTGATTACGGTTGTCGCAGCATTGGATATAAATATTGCGATGAAAAATATCTTGGTGTTTTGTTGTTCAACGCCTATGCTTCCGCTGTCATGGCTGATAGGGAAGAAAATTGGCGTGGATATATTTTCAAAGGACAACGAGCTGGGAAATTTAGGGTTTTTATTTACAATGAATCAGATTTTATATCTTCTCATTGTAATATGGGTGTTTAACACCGTACCTGATAAAATGATTATGGTGTATGCAATGGTCTTTGGCGCACATTTACTGCCGTATTCATGGCTGTACACATCAAAAGCCTACCGGGTTTTCGCAATTATCATTCCTGTTTTATCGCTTGTTTTAGGAAATTTTTTTGGTGGATTTGTTGTTGCAGGAACAGCTGCAGCTGTCGAAATTGCCTTTGTCTTTATTTTGCGAAATGAACTGAATGGTATATAGATAAGTAAATGGAATTCTTTATTGAATATGTTCACAAACGCAATAAATACGAAAAGGACACATTTAGCATATGATGAAAGAGAAAACAGACAGAGTCTTAAGCATAATCATTTCATGCATAGCAATCAGTGCTGCTGCTTTCGGTTTATTTTATTCAAATGCAGGTGAAGCTTTCTGGGTAAAGAACTTATACGACCAACAAGTGGAACTGTATGGAAACGGAATATATGCCTACAATTCTTGGATAAAATTCTAAAAACTGCTTGTGCCTTTGCCAATAACTATATGAACAATGAGATAGGCTTGTTGTTTGTTGGTATTGAAGAAGTCGATGATAAAGAAACGGGAGAAAAAGCAATTCCTAAAAGACCGATTGAAGGGATAAAGGAAGCAAAGTTAGAGGGAATTGAAAATGAAATTAAATCACTCCTTGCCGATATCCATCCTAAAATCAACTATCACATTATTACGAATCAAATTGATGATAAATACTATATCGTAGTTGTGGTAGAAAGTAGTAGTAACGATCCGTTTCAAACAAGTGAAAAGGCAGAAAAAGATAAAGATATTCGATTAAAGGCAGGAAGATATATTAGAGTCGGTAGAGATTCAAGACTTCCAAATCCAACCGAAGAATTTGAATTTTTGAAGAAATTTGCAAACTTTTCTTTTAGCTCAAACTTGAACGATACAGCTACCATAGATGATTTAAGCTATGAATATATGAAAGAATATCTGCTTCAAACAGGAGCAAAGAAATATATTAGGGAAATGTCTAAGCTGGATATAGCAAAGAGTATGGGGCTTATCAGTGAAAGTGAGTATGGTGGTTATAGAGCTAAAAATTTTGCTGTGCTGATGTTTGTAGATACACCAAATAAATTTATTCCAAATGCCCATGTTGAAATCATAAGAGAAATTGATGGAACTGATAAAATGGAATCAAAGAAATTTGATGGTTCGGTTTGGATACAGGCAAAGCAAGTCAGCAAATATTTTGAAGATAATATTATGGCTTCATATACCATAAGGGAAGCGGATAAAATCGAGCATAAGATTGTCTATAACTATCCTCTTACAGCATTTGAGGAACTTGCTACAAATGCCATTTTGCATAAGGAATACGATACGCCTGAATATGTCGGGATATAACATTTACAAGGACAGAATTTCTTTTATGAATCATAATAGGTCGCTCCCTCCTGTAACCATTGAGACTCTTAACAGGGACAGAAGTTTTGATAGAAGGCAGTATCTTAACAAAGAACTTAAAGATATGTTCTTTTCTCTTAACTTAATAGAGTCTTATTCAGGTATAAGGCGTGCAAAGGATGCACTATTGGAAAATGGTTCTCCTGAGCTTAAGTTTTATCCGGATATGAAGAAGATAACTATACCAATGCAGTTATGGGTGTGAATAAAGAATTTTTGAAAGAGTTTAATGGTAGTAATGATGAAAAAACTACCACGAAAACTACTATGAAACAGGAAGAGATTATTAAGATAATAGCTGAAATCCTCACATAAGCGCGAAAGAAATGGCAGAAAAATTAAACCTTACTGTTGATGATGTACGTTATCATTTAAACAAAATGAGGAAAGCAGGACTTATTCGATATGAAGGCTCAACAAAATTAGGTCAGTGGGTAATTATGAAATAGTGGTAAGTTGCAATACACAGAATTAAAAAGTGATTAGAGTAAAATCTAACCGCCTTTTTTGTTTGGAAAAAACGAAGGAGGTAAAAATGCGAATAAATGATTTTCATAACATTTTGGAGCTTGTAAAACAAGATATTTTGCAAAGCAAAGTAGAATATCTGAAGCTCTTAAAGGTTGTCGGAAATAATCAAAGATACAATTTTAAAAGTCAATTAAGTATATATGACAAAAATCCTGAAGCGACAGCCTGTGCCAAGTTTGATTGCTGGAGGGAACGCTTTAATCGAACAGTAATGCGAGGACAGAAGGATATCCCCATTTTAGAGAACTATGGCACATACAAAAAAGTGGACTATATTTTTGATATAGGTCGGACAGTTTCAAGAAATAGAGATTTCAATGAAGTAAATCGAAGGTTGTAAAACGAATTTTCAGAGAGTACCTAGAGGGTGCAAGTTTTAGGGATATTGCAAATTGACTGGAAAAAGACAAAATAAGGACTGGGCGCAAAAGATATAAATGGCATATAAGCACAATTCGAGGGATACTTAGAAATGAAAAGTACATTGACGATGCACTTTTACAAAAGGCAATCACAACAGACTTCATTGAGAAAATACGAATCAAGAATGATGGAACAGTGCCACAACATTATGTAAAGGATACTCAGGAGCCAATCGTAGCTAGGGATATATTCATGTTCGTGCAGGAAGAAATGGTCAGAAGGGCGAACCTAACAAGAAGAGTAGGCAGCAAAAAGAAAAGAGTCTATTCCAGTAAATATGCCCTCTCAAGTATTTGTACCTGCACAAAATGCGGTGATGTTTTTAGGAGAATTGCATGGAATAACAGAGGAAAGAAATCTACAGTATGGAGGTGTTGCACCAGAGTAGAGCATGGTCCATCAGCCTGTGATGCTCCTACCATTCAAGAGTCGGAATTGCAAGTTGCAACAGTCAAGTCAATCAATCAGATCCTAAGATGTTCGGATAGTATGATGCAAATTCTGAAAGAAAATATAGCCATGGTTATTTCAGATGATAATTCAGAGGAGATGGAAAAGCTAAAGGTTATCCTTAAGGAAAAACAGAAGGAACAGGTAAAGCCTGCTCATGCTAAGAAAGATTACTTTATACTAGCTGATGAGATTGATATTCTTAGAGATAAGAAGCAGGAACTTTTGGTAAAAAGAGCAGAGACAGAAGGTATGAAAAAACGAATAGAAAAATTAATAAACTTTCTTCAAAGGAAAAAATCATCACTTGACAGAATATGATGAGGGGATGGTGAGAGAATACATTGAGGAGATAAGAGTATATGAGGACAAGCTTACGATTTGTTTCAAGTCAAAACTTGAAGTTGAGATAATTAGATAAATACTGTGATGTAAGGCAGGATCTTAGTTCTGCCTTTTTTGTGGTTTTTGGGCTTTAAGGAATATATTATAATAAGTAAGCAGAAATCAGTTTGATAAATTTAGATTGACCTACGGTCAAGAAGATATGTGGTATATAATTCCTGTTTGTCGAGATAATGCATTGTATTGGCTATATAAAAGATGTACAGGAACCAGTAGATAAATACAATAAAGAACGGAAAGAATATAAAAATAATATGAGGTGATTATATGGCTGAAATTAGATTTAAAAATCTACCTAAGTTGTTAAGTAGTATGGAGAAGAAAGCATGGATTATTGATAGCTTTTTATTCAAGTATAAAAATGAGAATTATGTTGTAATATTAAAGCTATATAGTGATATAGAAAGAAAGCCATCTAAATATGCTAAGGTAAAATTAGAATTCATTAGGGCTAATAATACCAATGAATCTATACAAGCGTATGCGGATTTTTACGAGGTTCACTTCCATTCTTTAGATGAATTTGCGAATTTCTTTAAGATAAAAAGAGGTAATGCAAATAGAGATTTATTTGTAGATTTCTCTGAAATTTTTTCAAAATTTATACCAGATGAAAAGCATGAGGAAAAGCAAGGTTTGATTCGACAGCTTCAAGGTTCAAGATGTGAGGAAAACAATCCTAATGCAATATACTGCTATGATGTAAGAAGGAATGGAGAGACTGATGGAAGAAAAAATATCAGATCAAAGGCGAATAGTAATAAGGCTTATACTCTAAGAAAAAGTTTGTATGAAAAATATAAAGAAGATAAAAATCTTAGTTTCATCTTTTCTGATAAATCAGAAGATGAAAGAACTGATGAGGAAATAATAAATCAAGTTGCTGCTAGACACTGATTTGTTATATATGGATTAAACAATTTAACGATAGCCCTCCCTATCGTTAAAAAGTGCACCCACTATTCATAGTGTGCACTCAAAAAAGTGTAGATATACTAGGAGTTCTCTCAATCCATACAGAATCAGTAGCGCTTCTTTGCAAATCTCACTGAATCGCAATAGCGTTTTGATGATTTCTACTGTGCCTGCAGCCTGTTGTAGCGTTTTCGTTCTGACATTTATTTGTGTTCATAAAGGTGAGTGTAAGACTAAATAATCTTGTTAGAAAGAAAAATTTGTTTTAGTTTGCAATATTTAATAAAATACTCTCATTGGTGTAGCATACGCAAATAACAGTACCCGACGCGCATCTTAACAATGCGGATCAATTCGGGTTTTCTGATTTTTGAGGAGAGAGAATGATGCGTAAAGCAATGAAAATGTTATCTGTACCGATTGTTAGTGTCTCACTAGTATTGTGTTCAGCTGAAGTGTCTTCCGCTAACACATTGACAGAGCGCGGTAACTTCACATATGCTGCTGGTAGCCTATCTTCTACTACAACTATGACAGATGCAGACTTGGATGCGTTGATCCGTGCATTTGAATCAGTGCCTGCTGATTTGCAGTATGCTAATCCACGTACAACTTCAAATTATGAAGCACGCTTAAATGCAGCATTGCATGGCTTAACGTTTAAGTCACTGATGCGTAGGAATAGGGTTTCTATGTTTGGACATTATGCACCGATGGTTAATTGGGTCGGATGTGCATTAGCGATAGCTTCATTTGTATTTCAATATGGTGTGCCTATTGCTAAGGCACTTGGTTGGCTGAAGCGAGCGAAGCAAATATATGGAACTGTGTCGGCTATCTGGAAAGCATTTAAGCGAGGAGAGCTTCTAGCTCATCTTGGTTCTGATGGAGCTAAGTTTTTGGAAAGTATTCTCGGTATCGAGCCAATTACTCGTAATTGCCTTTCCTAGGGTTAGATGATGAGTGAGATGAATGTAAGGCCAGTGCTTTTCAAGCATGCTTTTTGGGGTCATGTGATTACAGAAACTGTTGCTGGTATTTGCACGCTTATTATTGCGCTGCTCGTACAACAGTTCGTAGGGCACCGCGTACTAGGTTGGGAAACTGTGGTCATACTCGCGCTGAGTGTTGTGGTGTTTTCGCTGCTAAGCACAGCGTATCTGCAGTGGGACAGGCATCGTAGACCAGATGACAGGTCTGGTGATTTGCTCATCGGAATCATCGATTTTGTGCTCAGGCTTCTGGTGACCTCTGGTATTGCTTCATTGCTTGTTTCCAATACTACGCTGCTAAGCATTATTATTGGCGCAGCGATTACTAGTGTGTTGCTGTTTGTTTTTGAAAAGTCTTGGCAGCCAGGTATGACGGATGCGCAATTACAGGAAGCTTCAAAGAAATCGGTTGAGCTTGGCGTTCAAATGCTTGAAGAAGAGCGCGTAAAGCGCGCCGAGGCGAGAAACATGATTGCATTACAGCATGCGAGCGCAGGTAAAACAGGCACTCCTAGAAGTACGTCTTTAACATTCTCCTCGTTAATCGTTGCGAATATGCTGATGGAAGCAGTATGCGATGTTGTCACATTTTTGCTTGCATTGATACTGCAATGGTGGATGCTTTGTACTATCGATGGCTGGCGCACGCTACTCGTCATATTCTTGGGCAATATGCTATTTTCTTGCGTGGCGGCTGCGGTTATGGTTCTGATGGGTGCATTGAAGGCTGATCAACAGAAATGCCTAACAAAAAGTTTGCCTTTCTTGGTTATTGTTGTACTGCTTCGGCTGCTGATTTTCGGTGTTCTCGCTTGGCTTCTTACGCCGAGTTTGGCATGGGTAAGCGTAGTTGTTGGTATTGTGCTTACCGATATTGTTCTCGTTATCAAGCAGCACCCATGGAAAAGAACCGCAGTAGCAGCATAAGATTTTATAAGACTGTTTTCTTCTCTTTTGAGCAAAGGGCTCTACGTACGTTGAGAGTGTTGTATAGTATTGATGTCAAAGACTAGTATCGAAACGAGCTGAGTGTACAAGATTGATGTAAGAAAAATGCACACCCTTTGCACCTGGCTTTGCAACCGCTTTTTACGCAGAAGGAAAGAGAGTTTATTATGGGTAATGGTAGTTCGAAAGAAGAGTTAGCTGCTGACATAAATAATGCTAGAGAAGCATATTCTGAGATAAAAACATTGAATAAGTATTTAAGTAAATTTAAAACAATTAAAAATAAAATTAAGATGCGTAGAGGTAGAGGAAAATTATTAAAAAATTTATATTGGTGGGAAATAGAACTAAAAAATAATGTGGATATTTACGAGATTAAATATAACAAAATTCTTTTAATGCCATATACTTTTGGACTTACAGAAGATGATTTAAATACAAATACAAGTACGGAAATAAATTTGAAAAATTATGAAGAAGATGATTTCTTGGGAGATAATCGCTTATTTGATATCATAAGTAAGGAAAATAGAAAAGAAAAATATAAAAAAGCTAAAATACATTCTAACAATTATAACGTAGATATAACTACAGGTAATTTTCACCCGCATGATGCTTTGAAGGTAGTAATAAAAGGAAAAGAAATTAAACAGATCATGCTAGTAAGAAATACCTATACCTACAAAAAGGGGTCTCACTACGGAGTTTTATACGACAATAATTGCCCTAAAGGCGAAGAAAAAAATTTCATAATTTTAAGAGATGAAGCCAATAAATTACGCTACATTCCTAAAAAATGCATAAAACCAGTAAAAGAAAACGAAGAACTAGGAAAAACACTTATTGATTTTTTAAATTCCATAGGAGTTGAATAAATAATATTACTTAGAACTAAGAAATAGTTATCAGATGTAAATGTGATGTACCCCACAAAAAAGTTAGACTTTTGTGTTTGAAAAAATAGGGGGTATTTGATAATTTTACGTAAGAAAATAAGTAAAGCTGCTATAGGCTATAAGAAAAAATAATATTTGTATATCCCTATTTTTCATATTCGTGTATAACACGTTTTATAAGAGCGTCTTTACCAGAGCCTGGTTCAATCATTGATAAGAAATGACGGGATGAAATTGTGGTCATCAGATCAATTAGATATCTCACGCTTTCATCAGACCCAAGAATAGTATCTTCTTTGTCAATATGTTTAAGTATGTAATGCTTGTAGTATTTAGCCGTACTATTGGGTTTCCAACCATTTTCTTTTAGTTCGTTGTATAATTTGTCAAGATCTAAAGTAATGGTGACCTTCGTAGGTAAAGTAATATTTTCATTTTTATCCATAAATTTGCACCTCCTATTGCTGATAACATACTTCAATGTAGAAACAAAGGCAACAAGTAGGTATGTGGAAGGCGCGAGTGGATGGGAAAATGATTGAGGGGTTGCTAAAATGTTGGAAGTATTAAAGCTGTAGATTTAATTTGCAATTGTATTGAAGATCGTAACAAGAATCTATCTATTTGATGAGAAAAGTTTATAGAAACGGTTTTTGAGGTTTATTTTCTTAAGGTAGATTGTTTTATAAGACCTTGAGTGATGCGAACTTAAGGTGAGTTGAATGATTAACTGGAAAATGGTATTACCGAGGTTTCTGATAAGAATAAAGTAAATCTTGGTTGCATAATATTGTGTGCAAAACAGATGGATGTGCTCACTGCGTTGTGCACTGTTCAATGTGTAGAATTATGTGATAAAAAACACTAAAATATGTATAATTATGTGATTAAATGCACCAAAACATGTGATACACGATAAAAGATAACGCAAAATATAACAGAACAGCAGTGAAACTAAGCGTAGAAACAGCCGAGCGTTAATACGGCTGCAATATCTAATAGTGTAATGCAAGATGAAAGGTGAGTAATCATGAAAAGGCTGATTATACAGATAAACTTATAGAACTTGCGCTGAAGGAGAATAATTGAGAAAGAAAGATAATCTACAAGGGGGAAGAGAGAAAGAGAAAGAAAAGCAGGAACATACTCCCACAGATGAGAAAAATCCTCTATATTGTGAATCACATGAGCAAATATGTGAAAACCTTAACAGTGCAAATAAGGAATTATCCAAGTATAAGGTTTTGCAGCCGAGTGCGGAAATCTTTTCCATCTTAATGATTATTGGAACTGTTTTTATGGCATCCAATAAGCTACAGCTTTTTGGATGGATCACCTATTGTTTTGCAATTCTGCTTCTTGTTGTAGTTTCTCTTATTTGGGTTATTGGTGTTATTTGGCAGCGCAATATACACAGCCGTTTTAGTAGTGCAAATGTAGAGCGTAACAAATCTTTTCTTAGCTATGGCAAGCAACAGTGGAAGGGTAGAATCTCGCTGGTTCTTTATTGCTTTTTTGTGTTAAGTGGTATTCTAACTGCATTCTTTGGAATAACTGCAGTACGTCTTCCAAATCAGTGGCTTTTGCAGACTTGGGTATATGTTATATGCGCGGCAATGCCAGTTGTTTGGATGATTACGATTGCTCTTGTATGTGTCTTCTATAATCTCTATCTTATTTCGCGTGTACGGAAGATAGGTATAAGAATTGTACTTCGTTGTCTACATGTTCTGCTTTGTGTGCTGATTATCTTAGGTCTTGGATTTTTTGACGTTTTGTTTATTGTTGGCAGATATTCTGTGAAACAAAATGATAATGGTACATACACAGAGCACGTGGACNATATGTATGCTCCTTTTGAGTATATGTCTCTTATACCCATCT